TATACAATCGTTCCTATGACGATTTGATTATTTGCGAGGCGGAGATAGACGCTTTGTCGTGGCGTGTCGCAGGATATAACGCTGTGGCAGTAGGCGGCGTTTCATTTACGCAGCATCAGACCGATATAATTCGGAGATTGCCGTTCAAACGACTAGTTGTGGCGGGAGATAACGATAAGGCTGGCGCTAGGTTTAACGCGCAAGTGGTACAAGCGTTGCAAGGGCGTGATTTAGCCGTTATACAATGGCGTAATTGTCCGTTTAAAGATGCGAATGACATATTGGTTAACCGAGGCGAAGGCGGGCTTGTAGAGGCGTTTGAGGACGCTTTAGATTTGCCGACTATTAATCTTTCTCATATTCGTATAAGTCGTGGTATTCGATAATTTCGTTCACAGGAACGTCGAAATATTCGCAGAGTAGATCGATTGTTTCGAGTGAGACGTAGCCAGAATCGTTTTTCATTCGCGTTGTGTAATTCGAGTGAATATCGAGTTCTGCGCGCAATTGGCGGTATGATACCTTATGTTTCTTCATTAAGTAGCGTAACGGTGCGTACGAAATAGCCATATGTATATAAACCTCCTATCGTACAGCCTATAACAATAGGAGATTACTAGTGGAACAATTTTTGTGCCAATATAATTACGTTTACAGTATTTAATTTATTAGTTATAATTACTATATGTATCTATTATTGCTAAAATTAGCTATAAAAGCGCATTATACGTAATTTACGCCAACAAAGTAAAAAAGTTTCAAAGTTTTTTTCAAAAAGTGTTAACGAAACACAAAAAAACTCGCAATTATATATTAAGGAGGCGGTAATTTGAAAGATTTAATAATTGTATATCAAACACCTTGGATACTTAATTACGTCCAAAAGAGGATGAGTAGTGTTTCTCATGTAATAACTAACATCGAAAAGTTGGAGTTTAGTATTTACAAAAGTATCGGAGAGTATATAGTTTTTCAGAATGAGAGAAACATTAGTTTTCGCAGAGTCAAGCTGTTAACAGAAAAGAAAATAGCGGAGGCTTATAAGAAATATAGAATACAAAAAACCACTTCGTATAGTGATTTGGCGATCACAAACAATTTTGGCGAATTGTTAGAATATGAACCAGAAGATGAAGTTACAGACGTAGGACAAGATGTTTTAGAACGAACGATAGAAAGTTCGTTAAAAGGGAAAATCGCCCGATTGGCGTCGGACGATTTCGAAGAATTTGTTCTCCAATCTTGGATGTTAGGTGACAGCGACATAGAAATTGCCAGGGAGTTGGCGCTCCGTAAAGGTGGCAAAGTTCCAAGCCTTGTCGTAAAAATATCAAGATTCAGAGAGCGTTGTAAGAAACGTTGGACTAAAGAGACTTTCGTTTCTTAAGCAAGTTATCAACGTAAGTTAGTGGCTTAGCGTTGACATATTATTAAGTTACTTTTAGGTTAGATTATTGGCGGTCATTCATTTGACTGCCGATACGCTTAACCATTGCGCACATACAGGCGATCTTCATAGACGTCGTATGTATCTCTATATAAGTCTATTAAATGGCGGGATTTTTTATGTATTTATTGTAATAATTTTTATTGCCTATAGTCAACCGCCTTTAATAGGAATTATAGCACGACTTTGCTAATTTTAAACCTTAAAAGCTTAAAATCATACGAGGAGCGATGCAAAATGGGACAATCTTACGAGAGATATGAGAACATTTCACAGGAAAATATTACACATTCTAACTTTTACGCACCAATTGCGCAAGTATACGCAGACTACCACGGCTGTTTACCTAGTGACGAAGATGCAGCCGATTTAATCCGACCAATGCGAATCCGCGCAATCAAGGTTAGCTAGGAGGTAACGTAAAAATGACGCAAAAATGGTACACATCTAATCACGCTAAGTTACGATTAACTGAACGGTTTAGTATTCCGGCGCATCAAGATGATAGCTACGTTAATCAATTACGAGTAAATGCCGTATTCAAAGGCGAAGATAATGCGCCTGGTGGAAAAACCGTACTTGTATACGATCATTATAAGGCTGGCGCTCGATTACTTCTTGATAAAACCGGCCAAACAGTAATCACGGTTAAGCAACTTGAATCTATAAAGATTGACGGTGAAGTCCTGCTAGTTAAAACGGTATCTTCGAGAATCACAATCGACCGTATCACTGCAGCAATCAAGCGCGAGCTATCACGAATGACGACGCAACTTCGACGCGAAATTCGCAAACTGATGGAACAGCAGGCGCAGCTAAACGTTAATATCGCAGAACTGACGCTCAACAAGGTTCGCTGTAAGGCTCCGCATACGCAAGCGCTAATTCAAACTCGTATTGACGCTATTATAACGCAAGTTGACGACTTAGCGCAAGAGATTGACGCAAAATTAACGCAGATTAAAAATGCAGAGCGAGAAGTTAGCGAGGTGGTTGGCGAATGACAGATGCGCAAAAGGCTATTATTGCAGCGACAAATGCCGTGATTTATTACGGGAAGAAGCGTAAATAACGTATTTAAACGCAAATAGAAAGGCGGTGATAGTCCGCTAGATTACTAGGAGGGGAAACGAGTATGGTACGTAGAAAAACGCATGAGGAGTTTGTTGCGGAAGTTAGGGCGCTTGTTGGTGATGAATATACGGTTTTAGGGACTTATATTAACGCAAAAACATCAATAAAATTACGACACAACAAATGTGGACA